ATGTCCAAAATCCAAGAAATCAAGAGTTACACACCACCTGTATTACATACGGGTAAAGATTGGTACATTGACTTTTACGCATTCAATCCTGTTGACGGAGTGATGAAACGGAAAAAGATCAAACTGAACTTCATCAAATCCGTTAAGGAAAGAAGGGCATACGCCAAAGGATGCATCAACAGACTATCAGAAAAACTCGCAACAGGATGGAATCCTTGGATTGAGCAAGAATGCGGCAACGCCTTTCTACTGTTCAAAGATGTAATAGACAAATACCGCACTTTTCTCGCCAAAATGCAAAGGGACGGGAGATACCGACAAGAAACGATCAAATCTTATAGCTCCTACCTTCGTAATATGGAAATCTTCAATGAAGAGAAAAAGGTCCCTATCACCTACATTTACCAATTTGATAAGGATTTTTGTGTTATGCTGCTTGACGAAGTGTATATAACTAGGGATAACACTGCATTTACGCGCGATAACTATCTCGGTTTTTTGAAGTCTTTTTCCACCTTCTGTCTGAACCATAACTATTTAACACAGAATCCAACAGCCGGGATCAGTAGTCTGGGAAGAAAAGGGAAAAAAAAGCTACGCAACATCCTGCCACCGGAAACACTTGCAAAAGTGAGCGACTACTTAAAGAACCATAACCCCTATATGTTGCTGGCAAGCTATATTCTATACTATTGTTTTATCCGACCGGCGGAAATGGTAGGATTGAGATTAAACGATATAAGTTTGAAAAAGCAAACAATATTCGTATCAGACAATATATCAAAAAATCGCAAAGATGGCACTATTACATTACCATCAAAAGTCATACATCTCATGTTGGACCTGCACATTTTCAACAATCCCGGTGATTATTATTTATTCTCTGACGGGTTTCGTCCCGGTAAAACAAAAAGATCTGAAAAAATGTTCCGGGACTGGTGGGCACATCATCTCAGAAAAGATTTAAAGCTTTCCGCCCAATATAAGTTTTATTCCTTAAAAGATACAGGTATAACGAATATGTTACGACATTATGATGTGTTAAGCGTACGTGACCAAGCTCGTCACAGCAGTATATTGATGACAGATATTTACACGCCTCATGATATACAGGAAGCCAATGATCTTATAAAAAATTATCAAGGAGATTTTTAGTAAGCAGATATTAAGCGGTTACCCGTCACTGGGCCGCTTGATATTCTAAAAAAAGTAAAATATGAGATTTTATTTATTATCCTCAATCTTCGCTTTGATTTGTTGAAGTAATCTAAAAGCTCCGGCCATCTTATAGTTGCCCAGACATTGCTTGGCTTGCATGATACAGGATTCAACAGTAAGTTTCAAATCCGGTGTGAAAGCGGATTTGTTAATTTGCATTTCTTTGGGAAGTTCATCAGCATGGTTGTTGAACCATACGATCATTTCATTCAATTCCTCTTCGGAATAAGATTCTTTTTTTTCAGCCATAATACATAAGTTAATGTTAGTTCCGGCAAAGATAACAAAAATAGCCCCGACTCATCACGAGCTGGGGCAGTCCAATTTATAAATTTAAAGTCTTATGATGAAGATTGTCTATTGCGCCAATGCTTTACTATCAGCATAACGACAATCAAAACGGTTACACAAACACAGGCAAAACCGATTTGTTCAGGCAGCGTGGATTCTTTTTTCTCTTTTATGGTTTCTGACCGGTTTTCTTCACGGGTATCGGAAGTGGTTTCCTTGTCAACTTTCACCTCCGTACTATCTTTGGTTGCAGTTTCCTTCCTTTTATTCTTGCTGAAATCACCTTCCACATGACCGTCTGCCAATAACGGAGGTTTCCCGGTCAGGCTATCGGGCGGTTTTCGGGTATCATAGATACAGAAATCAATCACATAGTTACTATTAGTAGTAATGAGTTCGCTCAAAGAGGTACTTGATCCGTGTACGATGTTGACAGATTCACTGGCGCTATCTTTGCTGATTACTTCTACATCGGACTTGACAGCCTTATGCGAGCTGCCACATGATCCGAACAACAGGAACAAACACATAAAAGGAGCCAGCAATATATGTCGGCTTACCCAGTTCATAACTCTAACCAACATAGTCTACAACTTAAGAACTTGCATCCTGTTATTTCCGTCAGCCCGATAACTGACGTGCACCCAAGCGAAGTTAGACTCGTCAATCAACTGGTCATAGGGTAGGTTCTTTCGGATATACTCAAACAACAACTTGTTTTGCTGTCTGTCCCCAGTGTCAATATCAGCAGCTTCCCCCTTCATGTGCTGCGAGGTCTTGCTTCCCTTGACAGCTGCATTAAGTTCCGGACAGCGATAGCCACTGTTTACTGTTATTGGCTTTCCCCACCATGTGCGTAACGGATCAAGCACATTATCTACCAAGGCAGTCAGAGCAGTCACATGCTCCTGTCTGCATCTGTTGTTGATACCCAAGCGGTCAGCAGTCGTTGACTTGCAGAGTTCCGCAATCGTAAAAAACTTCATTTCTTTTCCTCCTTATCTTTAATTAATGTAGCCCTGCGTGGTGGAATACGACGGCCGCATTCGCTGTCGGGCCTGTCACAACGGTTATGTTCGGCATCTTTCAATTGCAGTTCCAGCTCGTGGCACTTATGAATCCATGCCAGCTTATCAGACTGTTCATTACGAAGCTCAACGTATAACGCATCAATCTTGGCGTCACGCTGGGCGATGCGTTCTTCCAGCCAGTCAACCTGCTTGCGCTCGTTCTCATCCTCCATTGAATCGGCGGACGCATCCTCTTTCCGTGCGTTAGTCTTGCGGTTCACCCAGAACGTGACACCCCAACGGACAGCCTCCAATCCTCCGAAAGCCCCGATTATAGCCAACCAGTCGTTTAATTCCATTCTGTCTATTGTTTATCTGATTATAATACTACTTCAAAGATATGTCTATTTACTTGCGTCATTGTTGCAGAATTACTTAAATCCATTGCCACGATATGACAATAAAAAAAGAGCCCGATGACAATATTTATTGCCATCAAGCTCCTGGTTACACTGCAAAGATAGTGAAAACTATTCCATATTCAATCCATATTGAAAAAAATAATCAGGAGCAATATTTCGATTATCCGAAGAATTTAAAGAGTCACAATATTAATAGAAAACAAATAGGATTCATGGAATCTATCGGTTGTCTATAAAATCAGATGTTCTTAAGCCTTTATCGGGAAACATCTTTACTTTTTTCCTTTTCCTTTGAACATTTTTCAAGTCACGCACAATGGTGCTGGAAAGTACCTCCGAATAAATCTGTGTGGTCTTTACGGAAGTATGTCCGAGCAGTTTCTGCACAGTGGTAATAGCCACCCCCTGATGAACCAGCAGGGTGGCACAGGTATGACGGCTCACATGGTAGGTTATCCGTTTTTTGATACCACACAATCCGGCCAGCTTTCGAAGCTGCTTATTCACTTCCGAGTTACAAGGCAAAGCGGCAAAACTTCCGATATCCGGATAACGGTCAAGAATGCCCAATGCCCTGCTTTCAAACAGCAGATGTAACGGCAGACGGATTTCCACCCCTGTCTTGACGGATTTGAAGTACAGCCACCGTTTGCCGTTTACTCTAATGAAATTCTCAGGTGTGAGCTGGCAGAAGTCAGAATAGCGCAATCCGGTATAACAGCAGAACAGGAAGGCATCGAGCACATGGCGCATGGACTTCTCTTCCACTTCGACCGTTTCCAGCTTCTTCAGCTCGTCCGGGGTAAGAAACTCATGTCTGCCTTTCTCCTGTTTGATTTTGTACTTTCTGAACGGATAAGCGTCCGCGTGCATATATCCCTGGTTGATTGCCTCATTGACCAAGGTACGGAGCTGTCTCATGTGCTTGGCTATCGTATTGACCGCATTGCCCTTTTCTCTCAAGTATTGCTCAAAATCACGAAGGAATGTATAGGTAAGATCCTTGAAGTCCAATCCGGAACGGAAATCATGCAGGCCCGCCAGTGTCGAGTGCAGGTTGTCCTTGGTGGACTGCTTCTTGTCCGAATTGTCAATGGCTGATTTGGCAAAAGTGGAGAAGCTGACATTCACCGTACTTTTCTTCTTGACAGCATCCTTCAGTAGTGAGAGCGTGGCAGGTATTCCGTGCTTCCAATACCCCAACTCTATGCCTTGCAGATACAGGATGTATTCATAGAGCATTGCGTTGAGTTCGTTAGATTGGGGGTGGTTAATGACTTGTGCCCCCTCACGGCTCCAGCACTCCGGTTTGAGGTAAACATTGGTCTTCAGGTAGATTTTC